GTTGACCGCTGCGCGCCCTAACCCGTAAGTTGTCTTATAGACTGTCGCCACTTCCTCCAGCGCAGTTATATCTTGCGGATCAGTGGCTATCGAAACTGTCCAGACGTTTTCACAAGTGACGTCAATACCCGTTAAATCCTTAAACGTTGCTGGGCTACTGCCATCCAAGAACGGCATTTGAACAACAACTTCGCAGCTGTCATAAATGTTGCCGTTCTCACCACCCAAAGAATAGAGCTTGTTGCCGCTTCTGCACAAAGTTTGACGACCATCATATGCCCACTGATCCACAACAAACCCAGGCTCATAGACAGACCAAGCCGACACTTTCGACGACGGGAAGAAACTAAACACATACATTGTGCTGCCGATAGCCAGTATGTAACGACCGTCACGCTGTTCTAATGTTGCCTTCGCCAACTCTGCAATAGATCGGTTTGCTTGAATTTGGTCAACGATTAGCTCGTCAATGGGATTGCCAATGTCACCCACGAAGGCGGCGTTAGAGCTGTCGCGTGAACGCAAACTGCGCAGTCCAGACAGCGATAAGTAGAACACGTCGTTCTCGCCAAACTCAACAACGCTGTCGGGCGCAATGGTCCCAGTGTTTTGCAAAACCTGTATTTGTTGATTAAGGGCTTCGTCTGCATCTACAAACCAAATTTGTATCGCCTCTTCGGCAAGCACAGCTATGTTATCAAAGTATGTCGCAATCGCTTTAAGGTCTTCAGAACCGCGTGAGTGGTTAGCAAGGTTGATAAAACCCGCGCCCAACGTTGTGTCGTTCCACTCTGTCGGATCATCTATCGCGGAAAAGTGAAGCAAACTGTCTGACAGCGCGTACATCTTTGTTTTGACCGGGATGACAAAGGCCCCAGGGCTGTATGCGTTGATTGTAGACGCATCAGCGCCGCCGTCTAAGTAAGTCTGCGAAACAGGGTCAAACGCTGTAGTAACGTCCCCGCTTGTTGTGATCGAGACCGCCTTGTTGTTTTGGTTCGATCCGCTTTCTTTAGATATTATGTTTACAAACTGATTTACGCTTGTCGCTTCATACTCAGGGCCAGATGCAAAATCATTTATAGCTTCAGCAATTTTTAGTGCTGTGTAGGTATGCGAAGTCTCCCAAGTCACCTGATTTCCGATAAGGTTAACGCCATCAACGGTAATGGCCGTTATCGCGTTATCAATGCCGCCAGAGGCGTGAGAAATGTTGCCAACAGTAAACGCCCCATCAACTTCGGACGTAAGCTGGAATCCGTTATATGCAATGCCAACCGCAGGCGCTGTAATCGTAACCACGTTGCCAGCCGCTTGAGCTGTGTAGTCGCTAGGGCCAGAAGTAATAGCCGCTGCAACATTAGACGCTGTTAGGCTGTTCGAGCCGTTGTGAGACACAGGGCTACTAATTAGATCGACAGCGTTAATCCGTAAAATCCGCAGCTCGTCGCCGGGGTTACTTGTGCCGCCAGTTACCTCCAAAGAAGCTGTAGCGGCAGTCCCGCCAGCAGTACCGGCAGTCACCTCGAATGTATTGCGCGCACGGCCATCAAACCAATCAGTAATTCGCACACCATCGAAGTAGTGGTATATTCGACCATCCGCAAATTGCGCCGCTGCATACACCTTTCCGTTGTAGAAAGTCGCCTTGAGAACGTCAGTCAGCTCTTCGCCAGAAGGATGCTGCAACCGAATGTAAGTCACGTTAGACGGCGTATCCGCTGGGAAAGTGACGCTAGACGCTGCATCAGACCCGAAGGTGTAAATCTGACCAGCAGAAGCGGCTAGACCAATGGTATTAGTTGGCAAAGTAACAAGCTCGACAAACGCAGGGCGCTTTTCAATCTCGCCGCCGCGCGTGATGTGCGCGTTCTTAAGCTCGATCAAAGTCCCAGGAGCGGCTGTCACGTTCATACGCCGACGATCTAAGCCGCCACGGAAGTCTTCGACCAAAATATAAGGCATCAGCTATTTCCTGTTGTGGCAATCAATGGTGGGCCTTTAGGGCGATACATGCCGTCTGGCTCACCGCCGCCAATGACAAAGGTTTCAGTCTTAGCCATACGCGCCTTTAGACGTGCGTAATGCGCTTGAGCTTGCGCAATTTTGTTTTGAGCATCAGCCTGCTTTTGACGCGCCAGAATTTCTGCCGCAGCGTAGAGAACAATCAGCTGGTCATCCAAATCCGCAGTGTCGGCCTCGCCAGTAAACTGACTTAGGTTCTTAATACCATGAACGCGAACGCTGTCTGTGCCTGTTGCAGCATCAGAGTTATTGGAAGGGATAGGCCAAAGCTCGATCTGGTTGTTTTCATATGCGTCGTAACGACGGATAGGTGATGAACGAATGCCGCGATCACTATCATGTTGATTATAGTGTTCTGCGGTAATGCCATATTTGAGCTTTGACCAGTAATCTCCGTGTTTTGTTTCCATGCGCTCGATGCGCTCAAACACTAGATCATCAGGTACGTCATAGTAACGCTGCCCAGCACTAATCGCGATGTCGCGCGTAATGGAAAGAAAAGGCCAGCTGTAGTCGTCCCACAACCGCCTTTGCGTTCTTTGCAGCATGTTAATGAAAACATCGCGTGTCGCCTTGCCTAAATTCGGCTGCAAGGAGTGCCCGACTTCCGCCCTTAAATCATCAATCAGCTGCCCTAATGACGTACCTCTAGCCATGATCTATTCCTCGACAAATGCCTCGTTTTCAGGCGTTGCGGGATCATCTTTTACGAAATGCCCCTTTTCAGTACGGGCGCGCTTCTTAGTTGCCCTTCTCTTAATCGGCTTCAAAGGCTCCGGCTTCCAGGATGGGTCAAGCAATTCGCTTGGAATGCGCGCAGCCTCTAAAGTAGCAGGCAAATCACCAAACTGGTTGAACATGCCGACAACTTTTTCATCTTTGTAAAAGCTGCCAAGCCGGTTGCGCTCTTGGTCAACTGAAGAATCCAGTTCGCCTACGACACGAATGTTTGTCACAGCATCAGCGCCGTGAATTGATTGCAGCAGCATAATCTCAGCTGGTGTAACTTGGGTTTTTGGTACAACGCTACGAATATCCCCACCAATAGCGACCGTGCACCTACATAATTGAAACATGGTTTTCTCCTGATTGTGATGGAGGGGCGCACCGCGCCCCCCCTTTTGAAATTATGCAATTTCATAAACACCGTGGCAGTTCAGCTGAGTTGCCGAAAGTGCCGCAGTAGTAGTGATAGCGCGATACATAACGTACTGATCCGCTGGGCGCGCTGGGCTGTGACGTTTCATCTTTTCGCCGTCCATGTAGTACATGCACAGCTTAGATGAATCGATGATGTAGCAACGTTTGCTGGGAGTTTTGCCAGAAATTGTCAGATCATCGAGCGTCGGGTCATAAGCGAAGGTCAGACCGTTGTAGCTGATTTCGCCCATTGCGATGTTTTGGCCGCGTGAGAAGCCAGTCTGAGAGTAGTTACCATTGCGGCGAAGTTCGTCACCAAGACGATCCAAGAACGCAGAACCACAAACTGCAACGTTTGGTTTACCACCAAAACGCTTGAGTTGGCGCATTTCTGAATGAAGAGTTTCAATCAGCTCTTGACCGCCAGACGTTGTAGAAATCGCAACGTTAGAACGGTTGCGCCACCATGTGTTAGACACTGTAGACAAACCGCCAACAGTAGTGCCAACAACAGTCGGATCATCCAAAACTAAAGTCTGAATACCAGCAATCGCATTAGCGTCTGCCGTGCCGTCGCCATAAAGGAAGTCATTGATACCGCGCGTGTACCCTTCCATCATGTCGTCCAGCTTGTCTTCAAACAAGTTTGCAAGAACCGTTTGATCGCGCCCAGAATGGTTAGAAACACCAGAAGATGTGGTGCTATCCGTAACGCTAATACCGTCCTTTTTAAGTTCGGTCAGCGTCAAGGAAATACCAGCGTGATGCTCTTTCCAAGAGTAGTTTGCGCGCTTGATGTTTGCTGGGTTTGCATAAGTTACTGTATCGTTATGCGTGTAGCCAGAAACTGAAGTGGTGTAAGTACCCTTTACGGCTACACTCATTTCACCTTTGCCCCCTGGGAATGTCTTAGACCCAGAGTCCATTGCTTTGAGCAAAGGTTTATCTTGCAGTGATTGAGAATAAACGTTGCCTTTGTCGATGTAGTAATCGAGGGCAGCGTTAGCGATGTTGTCTAGTTCGGCTGATGAAAAAGCCATCTTACTTTCCTAACTGTGTTATGAGTTGCCCAAAGCATTGGCAATCGCGTCTTGTAACGACTGTGGTTCCGCTTGTGGGCTTCCTCCAATTTTGCCACCTGATGCCGTCTTAATTGGGCGTCGGTCTGCAAAGCGCGTTTG